TTTTTGATGTTTGGCGGACCCGCCGGTCGGTTTCGGCCGGTGCGACAAAGTGTGCTGTTTGGTGTTTTGCAGACCGCTCGGTCGGTATTCGATCGGTGATCACAGGGAGTGATGATCATGCGCCCCGTCCCGATCCCGACTGAGGTCATCTGGGACGGCGGTCGCCGGGTGGTCATGGCCGCGCCGGACGGGGACCTGACCGACGACACGATCCGTCCGGTGGAGGTGATCGTCGACCGGGTCGAGTCGACTGGCGGCCTCTGCTACTCGGCGCGGTGCGTGCTGGAGCCGGGCGACCTCGAGAAGCTGCAGGCCGGCGGCCACGTGTGGGTGTCGTTCTACGGCGGAGTCATGCCGTTCTCGGTGGACGTCGGGCCGTGACCTCCGAGGAGGAGCGCCGACGGCGGGCGGCCGAGCGGCAGGCGCGGTACCGGGAGCGGTCCAAGCTGCACGCCGCCGGGGATCACTCGAAGTGCCTGCCTGACGCAGCCTGCAAGCGACCAGCACCATCGCCGGCCACCCCGTCGACCACGCCGTCGGCTCCGGTGGACCTGGACGGCGAGGGGCTGAACGAGGGTGACGGTGACGTCGAGCAGGGCGTGACGCGTGACGTCACGGCACCCTCAAAAAATCGGGCGTCACACCGGCCGCGACCTGCGGGTTTGGGTGAGCGTGGCGGGCGGCTGTGGGACGAGATGGAGGGGCTGAAGCTCACCCCGCACCACGTGCTGCAGCTGGAGCGCACGTGCCGGATGGCTGACCGCCTGGACGTCCTGGACGGCCTGATGGACGGCCGCCGCTGGGTCGACATGGTCGAGGTTCCCGGGTCTGGCGGGGCGGTGCTGCAGCTGGTGGTGGACAAGCTACTGAGCGAGATCCGGCAGATCGAGACGGTGCTGACCCGCTCGGTCGCCGAGCTGCGGTACGCGGGCCGGGCTGAGACCCCGTCTGCGGGTGCGCCGGGGACACCGCCGGGACGGGGGGCCGATGACGACGACGATGAGTCGGGGGCCGGGCGGCAGTATGGGAATGTCGTCAACATCGCGGGGATCCTCAGTCAGGGCTGATGCCCGGCCGCGGATCCTGGTGCACCCGCCGTACGCCAAGAGTCGGGGCCAGCAGGCGATCGCCCTGTGGGAGTTGGCCGCGCGTGGGCCGATGGACCCGTGGCAGCGCGACGGCGTCGACATCGTCTGCGGTGTCGCGGATGACGGCCTGTGGGCCTGTGCTGAGTACCTGGAGTTGGTGGCCCGGCAGAACGGGAAGGGCTGCATCGACGAGGCGCGTGTCCTGGCCGGGCACCTGCTGTGGGGTGAGCGGCTGATCCTCTGGAGCGCCCAGCTGCGGGACACCGCGCTCGAGGGCTTCCTTCGACTGGAGGACCTGCTGCGGAACCTGGGCCGCGGGGTCGGGAAGAACTTGATCCTGATCGACGACGGGGCGGGGCACACCATCCCGATCAAGGTCAACTACACGAACGGCAAGGAGGCGTTCCTCCGGCTGGATACCCGTCAGCGGGTCAAGGTGATCACGCGGTCGGAGCAGTCGGGCCGTGGCCTCTCGGCCGATCTGATCGTCATCGACGAGGCGATGTTCTTCACCAACGAGGAGCAGGAAGCGCTGGACTTTGCCCAGTCGGCGCGCCCGAACCCGCAGATGATCTACACCAGCACGCCGCCGAAGGACGGGGATAGCGGCGAGGTGCTGTACCGCCTGCGCGACCGGGCCGAAGCCATGGCCCGCGGCGAGCGCGCAGACGAGGACGACCACGGCGACGAGGCGGAGTACGACAAGCGCGACGCGCTCGGCGCACGGATCTGGGGTGTTGAGGGCGACCTGGACCACCTCGACCGCATCGACCTCGATGACCCACGGAACGTCGAGGCCGCGAACCCGGCATACCCGCACCGGATCAAGCCGCACACCGTGCGACGCGAGCGCCGGAAGATGACCGCGCGCGGGTACGCCAGGGAGCGGCTGTGTATCTGGCCGGTGCGCCGGCTGGTGGCCGGCGGCCGGATCGACGAGCAGAAATGGTCGGACCTGCAGGACGCGGCCTCGGAGCGGGACAAGACGCTCGGCTGCTCCTTGGGCGTGGAGATCGCGGCCGAGATGGACTACGCCTCGATCGTGCTGTACGGCGTCCGCGCGGACGGCCTGGGCCACGTCGCGCTGGTGGACCGCAAGGCCGGGACGGCGTGGCTTGCGCCGCGCCTGAAGGAGCTGAAGAGGGACCTGGACCCGGTCGCGATCGGCATGACGGTCGTGACCTTCGGAGTGATCAAGAACGAGCTGACGAAGGCCGGGATGATCCGACCCGAGGATCGCCCGCGCGAGAAGAAGGACGCGGACGCCAAACCCCACCGCGGCGACCTTCTGGTGACCAACGGGCCCGACTCGGCGGCGGCGTGCGGTCAGATCATCGTCGCGGTGACCGAAGAGAGCTTTCGGGTGAAGCCGCACCCGGAGTACCCGGAGGTCCTCGACGCGGCCGCGACGGGCGCGAAGACACGACGGGCCGGCGACGCCCTGAAGTGGGTGCGCACGGACAGCGCGGATGAGCTCGAGATCAGCCCGGTCGGTGCGATGTCCTCCGCCCGGTTCGCCTACTTGGCGCGGGTGGACGCGCTGGCCACTGAGAAGCCACCGCCGCCGGATCCGCTGGTGGAGCGGGATGCCCGGCTGTCGGAGACGGCGGATCTGAGCGAGGTCGGGTTCTGAGCGAGCGAGGGAGGTAGACGATGCCCGATATTCCGGCCGTGCCGGTGGGCGAGATCGGGCACGTCGTGGACGGCCCGACGTGGTGGCACGCACTGGAGAACGAGCCGACGCCGGAGCTGCGGTGGCCGCTGTCGATCGAGGTCTACGACCGGATGCGTCGCCAGGACGCGCAGGTGGCATCGGTGCTGCGGGCGGTGACGTTGCCGGTGCGGCGCACCACGTGGCGTCTGGACCCGAACGGTGCTCGGCCGGAGGTGGCGCAGCTGGTCGCGGAGGATCTCGGGTTGCCGCTGGCCGGCGCGGAGATGTCGACGCCGACGCGCACGCGGGACCGGTTCTCGTGGATGGAGCACCTGCGGTTGGCGCTGCTCATGCTGCCGCTGGGGCACTCGTTCTTCGAACAGGTCTACCGGATTGATGATCAGGGGCGGGCCCGGCTGCGGAAGCTGTCGCAGCGGCCGTCACGCACGATCCACGAGGTCAACGTGGACTCTGACGGCGGTCTGGTGTCGATCGAGCAGTGGGGCAACCCGGACGGCCGGAGCCGGCCGGTGGTGATCCCGGTCGAGCGGCTGGTCGCGTACGTGCACGAGCGGGAGGGCGCGAACTGGCTCGGACAGTCGGTCCTGCGCACGTGCTACAAGAACTGGCTGCTCAAGGACCGCCTGCTGCGGGTGCAGACCCAGACCGTTGAGCGGAACGGGATGGGCGTGCCGCTGTACAAGGGGGCGCCCGGCGAGACCGATCTCAGCAAGGGCCTGGCGATGGCCAGGGCGTGGCGCAGCGGCGACGCGGCCGGAGCCGCGGTGCCGAACGAGGCGGACCTGCTGCTGCGCGGCGTCGACGGCGACTTGCCGGACGCGGACACCCCGATCCGCTACCACGATGAACAGATCGCCAGAGCGGTCCTGGCCCACTTTCTCAACCTGGGCACCCAAACGGGCAGTTGGGCGCTGGGCACCACGTTCGCCGACTTCTTCACGCTGAGCCTGCAGTCGCTGGCGCAGCAGATCGCCGACGTCGCCACTCAGCACATCGTCGAGGACCTGGTCGACCTGAACTGGGGCGAGGACGAGCCGGCGCCGCGGATCGTGCACGACGAGATCGGGTCACGCCACCAGGCCACCGCCGAGGCGATCAAGACGCTGATCGACGCCGGTGCGCTCTCACCGGATGACGGGGTCGAGGAGCAGGTCCGCAACTCCTACGGGTTGCCGCCAGCACAGCCCAGGGGCGAGCAGGCCGCAAGCGTGCGGGAGTTGGTCGAGATGGTGCAGAAGGTGTACCTAGGCGTCGGCCGGCTCGGCGACCCGAAGGTGGTGTTGACCCCGAGCGAGGGCCGAGACCTGCTCAGGCGTGCTGGTGCCGCGCTCGTTGACCCGCTTCCCGAGCCCGACCCTGTGCCGCCCGCTACCCCCGCTCCGCCGGTGGACCCGGAAGGCGACGACGATGCCTGATGAGGTCGTGGTGCCGGCCGCGCCGCCGATGGGTCGGGTCGCGAACGTCGAGCTGATGCACACCGGGACCTGGCACCTGTCGACCGGCGAGGCCACATTCACCGTTGACGACCTGGCGGCCGCGGTCGGTGCGCTGGACTGCCCGGCGGTGCGCCGGCCGATCCTGAAGCTGGGGCACACGCCGGATCCGGCGCCGGGACAGCCGGCGGTCGGGTTCATCGCGAACATGGCCACCACGGAGGACGGCCGCACGCTGGTCGGTGACTACGTGGGGATGCCGGGCTGGCTGGTCGACGAGGATGACAACGGCGACTCGGTGCTCACCGCGGCGTACCCGGACCGGTCGATCGAGGGCCATTACGACTTCCGCTGCCAGGTCGGGCACACCCACCCCTTCGTGATCACCGCCGTGGCGCTGCTGGGCGAGGAACGGCCCGCGATCGGGACGATCCAGTCGCTGCAGGACCTGGCAGACCTCTACGGCGTGGCCGCGACCGCAGCTGACGAGTCCGGCGATTCCGGCGAGTCGATCACCATCACCGTTTCGAGACAGGGAGGCGTCATGCCGAACCCACGACCCACGCAGATCGCCGCGAGCGTGACGACGGAGGACGTCCGGCGGGCGTTCTACGCGTCCCCGCTGGGCGACGGCTGGTCGATGTGGATCGAGGAGATGCATCTGGATCCGCTGCAGCTGATCGTCATGGACGACGACAAGGCGGTGCGGTCCCGGGTGCCGGTGGTCGTCGGCGACGGCGACGGCACGGACGCGGTCAGCTTCGGTGACCCGGTGCCGGTCGTCGTCCGCTACGACGACGCGCCAGCGGCCGCGGCCGCCGCGGCTCCACCGCCGGGT